CATTAGCCTTAACATTGTAAAGTTTAGACATCATTACGTAATTTTGAATTTGTAAATTTGCTTCAGCCTCAAGGTTTTCAAGAGGACCTCCTTCAAATTCAAATAGGTATTTTGTAACATCAAGCCCATATTCTGGCTCACCCAGTACTTCTCCCTTTTTGGTTAACAGTGTCATTCTGATCTGTTCAATAGTATTCTCAATATTGCCAGATTCGGAAATCTTTTCCGGAATGTAATTCGGATCGCCTGGTGCTCTGAAATAGAAATCTATCATAATTAGAAATTGACTAGGAACATCCAGTCAGCTGAATTTTCGCCTTTCATCATTTCCATTACGGTAGTAAGCTCTGCTTCTGCTTTCGTAACTAATGACGTGTAGTTTGGTTTTACTCCACCCGGTAGGTTAAAATCAAATGAAGTTAATAAATCACCCAATCTGATTTTTGCTTTAGCTCTGACGTATCTTTGAAATAATTCGTCCTCGTAAAGATCTTCAGCTGGTATTTTCTTTGCAACTTGTGCAACGACTGGAGTAGAAGGATTTCTACCCATTATTGTAAGCTTATGAGTATTCTTATTGTAATCGTACGCTAGAGTATCAATCGTAAAATTCTTTGCAATATCCAGGAATGAGAATAGGACGGTTCGGTACATAAGAGATTCTCCAATAAACGGAGTCAAGAAAATCTCAGATCCAATAAACTTGTTATCTGCAAAATCTTTATCAATTGTTCCAAACATTGATCCGCCCTTTGCCTCTTTTACTTGATGAACGAATTGAACGCAATCTGGCATTTGAATCGTTCTCTCCTTTTTGAATAGTGGATTCGAAAATATTGTAAGAGGTAATAGCAAGTACCTAGGCTCAATCGCATGTCTCCAGTTATCGTAGAAATATCTTTCCGCAATAGTAATGATACGTACGATTTCCTGTTCCGGAATTGAATACGGTAAGGCCTTTGCAAAAGTTAGTTCGTTTTGAATATCAAGTATTAGTTCAGCTTGAGTCATTTAATTTTGCTAATTTTAAACTGCTTTTTGTGCAGTCTGTGCATCAGTTGTTTTCTGAGCATCCATTTTCTTAGATAGGTCTAATAATTTACTATCTAAATCTAGTTTCTTAGCATCGTAGTCAACCGCTTTTGGGTCCAGTTTCTTAAGTTCAGCATTAAGCTTATCAACTTCAACTTGTATAGCTAAAGAGGCTGTAGATTCATCAACTTTCACAGTTTTTGAATAATCAGGCTCATTTGTATCTAACGGAGTTAAATCAGCTTTCTTTACTTGATCAATTGTTTTCTCCTTTTTTACTGGATCTGCTGGTTTTACTGCTAATGCATGCTTCTTAGGCTCAACTAGAGTATTGCCATTTTTAAATTCGTCGAACTTTAAAAGTCTATTCTTCATTTAGTGTAATATCTTTTTATTATTTATTAAGCTTATTGTTTTCCGCCGATTGATTGAACTTCGCGGTCTCAGGTTCTTCTTTACAAAAGTCGTCAAACGTTTTAACGGCACGACCTCCAGGATTAGAACCATATCGATCAGCCATAGGATTAGTCTTTAAATCTAATCTCGAATACGGTTGACTTGTTGTCCATTGAGCAGGTAGACCTCCAACTGGCACATTTACGTCAGTTGGCATTATGTTCTGATCAATTGATTGGTTAAATGAATCAGCCGGCACAGCGAATGTACCGTTTTCTTCAACTTGACCGCTTTTAACAATGGCCCATATCTTTTCTTTATCTACTCCATCCGGTAATCCCTTAGCAAAGCTTTCAAAATCATCTTCTGCGATGAATTGTCGCATTAGCGTACCGGAAACTCCATCAGAATCTCCTTCTTCTTGACCAGCTCCTTTAATAAATTCCGGTCGAACTGTTTCAATTCGTTGTAATTGCTTTATTCCACCCAACCATTTTTCCATAGCCGCAAATCGCTTCATGTCAGCTGGTAAAGCGTATAAATTTATCTTATTATTCGGTGCATCTTGTGTTTTACCAAGGTCTTCAACCCATTCGTATGCGGATCTTACTGGTGTAACCTCAGATAGGTGAATTTGAATATTTGAGTCTTTGCCAAAATATAATTCCAAGATAGAGACGGCCATTTCGCCAGTAACTCCGCCTTCTGGTTTTGGCGAAACGAATACATGAAATTCGTCGTTCTCTGCCGCATACTGTTTAATCATATCGTAATGACCTGTATGAGGCGGTTTAAATTTACCAGTAAATATCCCAATCTCTTTTAATTCAAGTTTAGGTAAGTGATCTGCTGTAACTCTGTGAGTGTTTACCGTAATAGGTAATTCTTTTTCAAGCTCTTTTGCAAGAGTCAAATTATTAATATCATCATCGAAGAATTTAAAATCAGTGTAACCCATTTCGTAAAGTCTTCTAAAAGCTTGCTGTTTCTTTTCGGCAACCGATCCGTGAAATCCTTCAGCTGGATCGTTTACTGCAATTACGAATTTAGGATGAATATCGATTCCGTTATCTAGAAAGAATTCTCTAATCATTGCCCCTTTATTTCTTGCAGTAACAATACCGACCGCCGTTGAATTTTCGTAAGTATCTTTAAGAATCGTTAAGATATCCTCAACTAGTTTACCTGCTTTCAAGATCTGAGGATCTTCGAATTGACTATAATTAACTTCGTGATGTGGCTTATGCTCATATTCATTGAACTCTTGTGGAGTCAGGTGAAATACTTCGCCAGTCTTAGAATCTTTCACAGCGATCCTTGCATTAGTTACAACTAATGTATCGTCTAGGTCAAATATTGTAATTGATTCGCCACTAAAGGCCATTTCATTAAGTCTTTTCACTAATATTATACCTTTATTTTTTGAGAAGCGGTCATCATGCACTCCATTAAGTACTGGTGACATTCATTTAAGTAAGATTCGTAGTTCTGAGTCTCGTCTGGTGTCATATCGTGTTTGTGAGCTTCATGAATAAGAACTTCTTCACAAATTCTCTTGATCGCCTGTTTTGCGCTATCTGATAAGCCTGGCACGTAACTTTCTGGCATTGCTGACCAACACTCATTTAAGAATTGATCGAATGAACCGGATACTCGACCTTCTGCGAGTTTTTGGTCGTATGCATGAAACGGCACGGATGAGCCTGGATGTATAGTATTGATTGTGTAGCCATGCTCTCTGCTAGTGTATCTGTCCCAGCTAATACCTGTAACATCGTCTAGTGGAATAATTTCACCATTGTCTGCGGTAATTTCTCCAGTCCTTAGATCTAACTGATTAGTTGGATTTGATACCTTATATTGTTCGCGATACGCATTGAACGTAATCGGTTTCTTTGGACCGTCTTCCCAGTCCTTAATTAGATGAGAGAACACACGGTTATAGTAATTAGGGTCATTACGTTTCTCTCGGTCAGTCTGCATTGGCGTTTTATTGTAAATTGAATGACTTGGTGCACCGCTTGCTGAGTCAACTTCAGTTGCCTCAATTGAATTGTCCTCAATGCTCTCAATCTCCTCGTCTCCACCGAATTTGCTAACTTCTACCTGAATTCGGTATTCAACTCCTTCATGTTCGCCAACTAACTCCGCGTAACCCATACCTTCGTCCCATTCAGTATACTCAGTGTCTAAATCAAAATCAACAATAGCCTCTTCTCCCCAAACTGTTAGAATTTTTATGAAAGTTTCGCTGTCCGTGATTCTACGCACTTTGTAACCAGCTGCTTGAATTTCAGCCAGGTCCTCTGGCTTATTACCCATGATTTTGATAACACCAGGTTTACCGGGTTCAGCTAAACCTAGTCCTTTAAGCCTTTTAAAATTGTCTTGATGTGATTTTGGATTGGCTCCCATGGAGGTAGCCTCTTTATCCATGAATTGAGGAAGTCTTCTTTTGCCGAATTTGCCCATTAGTATAACCCTTTTTTTGTAGGGTTATTTATATGGCGGTGTCGAGGCTAGAAACGACTCCACGTTTAGAAACCGCTAACCCAGCGCAATGGTTTGCAAATCTAATTGCTGTATCCAGGTTTCGAGTTTTAGCATACGACGCAGCAAGGCCAGCCAGAAATGAATCTCCTGCGCCCGATACGTCTTTAACCTCAACTCTCTTTTCTGGTGAAACAATGACTTGGCCAACTCGGGCGCCCTTATCTCCGAGCGTAACAATGATCTTAAAGCCAAAATCCTTTATGAATTCTGAATCGTGATTTGGATTCTCCCACTCCTTTGAATTAATTTTGATCCATGAGAAGTTTCTGGCCCAATAACCAAGAGGCTTCTTTGTATCTAGGAAACTTACCTTTGCCACTTTAGCAATTTCTTCAAGAGTTTGAGTACTTAAGAAGCCCTTGCAATAGTCAGAGACAATAACGATATCAGCTTCATAGATTCGGTCAATGATTCTGCTGTCAAGCTCTAGGGGATCAACTGGCCCATCATGATCCACTCTTAATAAGATATAGTTAGAAGCTTGATCGACATACCTGTGTTTAACGATATCACCACCTGGCTGTTTTATAAATTTAATCTCAGCATCAGGCAATAGCTCGCTAACGTTTGCATAGACGTTTGCCGCCATGCCTCCATTTGTTACCTTTTGTCCACTCACAAATACTGGAGTTGGGGCCTCAGGGTTAAGTCGTGTGCAGGTGCCGTATTCAAATACGTCTAGGCATTCTTCGCCAATTACTAAAATTCTCATGTAAAATAAATTATTTGTTATTGATAATCCTGGTAGTTGAATAGTCTCCAACTCTACTAAAATATATTACTTCGTCCGCCCATTCGGATCCGATTACCTTTTTATTTTTATATTCTTCGCCGACTACCATCACGGTCGGTCTAACTGACTTAACTAATGAGGACAACACTTCATCACTGTCAAAATTAACAACCTCATCGACCCATTTTATCGATCTCATAAATTCTATACGAGAGGCTAGTGAATTAACTGGTCGATCTTGACCCTTTAACTCTTTAATGCGATCGTCTGTGTCAAGCCCAACAATTAAAAAATCGCCTAAACTCTTTGCAAATTCCAAGAGCCTGATATGACCGACATGCATTACATCAAATGTTCCATTAACCCAAATTAGTTTCATAGTCTTTAATTTTTTTGGTAAGCGACCTAAAAAAAGGTTCGCTGTCTAGTATATGATTATCTCCAGGATTTAGAAATTCGGCCCTTACGAAACCGCCATCGTCCAAATAGTCATGATAGCAGTCAATTAGCCTTGAACCCAGCGAGTATTGCAACATAGACTTAAGAGTCTTATATGCCAACATTCTCTCATCCTCTGATCCACTAACGAGCCCTTCGTCTAATTTAACTGAGTCTCTAAATGGAGGCGGAGGCATCAATACTGCAACGCCAAGACCCGGGTACAATTCAGTAAATTCAGTTACTCTCTCTATAAATCTGTCAAATACGCGACATACTGTATCTTCAATTGATTGTTTTTTTAATCCGGAATTACGTATGATGCTTGTTCTAATATCAATTTCACCAAGTAGAAAGAGAGCAAAGTCATTTTCAATAAATGGAATTGATCTATAGAAATCTGTCGTTACCTGCTTACTAAAGCGATTCATCGACAGAGAAAGATGAGATACTCCTGTGAATTGGCCAAACTCAGCCTTCTTATTCTTAAACAGGTAAGCAACATTTGAATCTCCGATTATCCATACATTTGGAAAACCTGGTTTTCTGATCTTTATGTCAGTTATTAAAAATGGAACATCAATCACTTGAAGATCGCCTGAGTCCATGTTAATTACTCTTAGCTCTACGCCAAAATTAAATTTAGTAGTTAGTTGATTCTCTTGATTTACGATATGCGAATCCGACCTAAACTCTGCCCAATAATTACCACGCGGATCCGTGTTAAGCTCAACTCTTGAATATTCGGTTGTTTTGAAAACTCTATCCCATACCTCAATCTTGATTCTGGACTTGGCAGACCCAACGTATTGGAAAAATATCTTAAACAGATCAGCGGTTCCGTGATTGGAAACCTCGTAGCTGGTTAAGCGAATCATTTGACTTGAGAATCGCCCGCCCATACACGATAAGAATCTTGGTCAAAGTGTTCGGTTGAGACCTCAAAAATCTCTCCATCAAATAGAGCCTCTAGTTGATGCGGCTGCCCTGGTCGTTGTCGAACAACATCACCTTCGACTAGACGCTGTTCATGCACTTCAGCAGTTTCAGTATCAATCCAACGATAAAGGAACTCCCCGAAGTTTACATACCAGGTCTCATCCTTAATTAGGTGATAGTGCATTGAGAACTTACAACCCTTTTTGAACTGTAAGATCTTGCCACAGTAATTTTCATTATTTTCAATAATAATTTCTTTACCCCAGCCTTTGGGTACTTCGCATCCTTTACAGACGCTTGGCTTGATTTGATGTCCCATTATTTAATAGATAATTTTTCGTCTTTCGCCTTATACGTGATCACCAGATGATCTCCTTCCTTGATCTTATTGTCAATATAGGCTTCAGCAATGAGGTCTTCTACGTGTGACTGGATCACTCTCTTTAACGGCCTAGCTCCAAACTTAGGATCATATCCTTTTTCAATCAAGAAGTCCTTTGCCTGTTTAGTAACTTCAATTGTATACCCGTTTTCTTTAACTCGAGCAGCTAGATCAGCAATATCAATCTCAATGATTTTACGAATATCGTCTTTCTCAAGTGAATTAAAAATGATAATATCGTCTATTCGATTTATGAATTCTGGCGCAAACTGTTTGCTAATTGCCTTTTGTAAAACTTGATGAGCCAGATCTTTCTGCTTTTCAATTGAGTCAGCTGTTGCAAAGCCAATGCCTGCACCAAACTCTTGTAGACCCTTAACTCCAACGTTTGAAGTCATGATGATCACAGTATTTTTAAAATCAATCTTACGCCCTAATCCATCAGTCATGTGGCCTTCGTCCAATACTTGCAATAGGGTATTAAAAATATCCGGGTGAGCTTTTTCAATCTCATCAAGTAGAATCACAGAATAGGGTTTACGTTTTACCTTCTCAGTCAACTGACCGCCATTCTCGTATCCAACGTATCCTGGAGGAGCTCCCAACATTTTACTTGCGGTAAACTTCTCTCCGTACTCTGACATGTCTATTCTGATCAAGGCATCTTCTGATGAGAACATGAATTTTGCTAACTGCTTAGCCAATTCAGTTTTACCAACACCGGTGGGGCCTAGGAACATGAATGTACCGATTGGTTTCTTTTTGGACTTTAGACCTGCTCGAGAACGTTGAATTGCTCGGGTTAATTTTCGGACCGCATCGCCTTGGCCAATAACGCTCTGAGCTAACGTAGTTTCCATGTTAGCAACTTTCTCAAGTTCAGAACCTTGTAAACGAGTAACTGGAATACCTGTGATTGATGCAACAACTGCTGCAATATCAGCCTCATTTACTTCAAGCCTATTAACTTTCAGAGACTCTTCCCAAAGTTTCTTCTCATCGGAAATTTCGTCAATTACTTTTAGAGCTTCGTCTCTAAGCTTAGCAGCTAATTCGTATTGCTGTGATTTAACTGCTTTATCTTTTTTCTCAGTAACTTCGCCTAATTTTTCTTCAAGTTTCTTAATTGAATCCGGTACAACTACTCCATTAATGTGGACGTTTGACCCAGCTTCATCCATTAAGTCGATTGCTTTGTCTGGTAAAAACCTGTCCTGAATGTATCGATCACTATAGGAAACGCATGCATCTAGTGCATCATCGCTATAGTGAACAGAGTGGTGATCCTCGTATTTGGATCTGATATTTTCCATGATTTGACGAGTTTCGGCTGAGCTAGATGGATTTACCAAGATTTGTTGAAATCTACGATTAAGTGCTCCATCTTTTTCAAATGATCCACGGTACTCATCGACTGTTGTTGCACCAATGCATTGAATCTCTCCACGGCTAAGTGCTGGCTTCAAGATATTAGCAGCAT